CTGAGGGCATCTAAATACACAGACGATGATGGAATACATCACGTCATGGATGACGGCTCAGAAATAATAGAAATCGGCAATCAGGGGGCGTGGGATGCCGTATCAGCCCCGTTGAACAAATACCTCTACGAAATAGAAGTCCCCGACGCAGACATAGCCAAGATGCTGGATTGGGATGCGCCGCTGAGTGAGCAGCCGGAGACAATACGAGATGCGCTTAAAACGGCTGGATTTGAGTACGACCCATCGGTGCAAGCGCGGCTAGATGAGATTAACGACCTGACTGAACCAATGGCAAAAGACAGGTTGCCAGACAATCGAATGCGGCAGGAGGCTGAGTGGCACGCACTAAAACGCGAAGCAGATGAATTAGGGCGACGCTTGAGCATGAGCAATCCAACCGGAGAGCAAATGTATAAATCTATGGCTACTGACAAATTCGGTAAAGTCGCAGAGATACTTAGGGACGATGAAGCAGCTTTTGCATCTGAGTATCTGAATAATTTAGGCATCCCCGGCATCAAATACTTTGATCAAGGAAGCCGAGCAGCCGGTGAAGGCACCCGTAACCTGGTGCTATTCGATGACTTAGCTAGACGCGCCAAAGTCCTAAAACGGAATGACGAGACAATAGCCGAGCCATCAGTTAACCCTAATCCTAACGACCCTGTTGAAATGCCCGAGGATTATCGTGCAGGTGGTCGTGTGAGATTAATCTAATGCCCCCAGTCCCTATATTTACACAGCCACGGTCAAGGTCAGGCGTCTTCGAAGAGGGCCAAACCGGGATAGAGAGCAGCGGGAGTGTGGTCCCGGCAAGAACCACGCCTGCTTTTAACCCTAATCCTTTTGCAGGGTCAGTTTAAGATAGACTACTAATATGGAACCCACTGGCTTATTCAGTTTAGACACTGTTGAAAAATACGGTCTTCCTCTTGTATTGCTGTTGGGCGCTATTTATGCGTTGTATCGGTTTATGACCTTTTCGCTAATCGAGGTAAAAACGGAATTTAGTCGCTATCATATCGCCCATGCAGAGGCGATTGACCAGTTGCAAGTTGACATTGCGGAGATGAAAACAGAACTGCGTCTGTTAGCGGAATTTATTAAAAAAGAATCCACCGGCAAGTCGGTCTGATGAATTTTGACAGTGCTTTCGCGGCGCTGATCGGCCACGAAGGTGGCCACGTTGATCATCCAAATGACCCAGGCGGTGAAACAAAGTACGGCATTAGCAAGCGCTCGTACCCCGAAGTAAATATCGCAGCGCTGACGCTCGATGACGCGAAAGCGATATATCGCAGAGATTACTGGAATCGCGTAAAAGCTGACGAACTGCCCTCAGAATTGCGTTTCCCGCTGTTCGATGGCGCGGTGAACGCAGGTGTCGCACAGTCCATAAAATGGCTTCAGCGGGCTGCGGGAGTGCGTGACGACGGGGTGATTGGCCCGATAACCCTGGCTGCAATCGCAAGTTCAAACCCACATCAAATCGCGAGCAAGTTCCTCGGGCAGCGGCTCAAGCATATGACTGAGCTTAAGCATTGGGGTCAGTTTGGACGCGGCTGGGCGCGGCGCATAGCCGACAATCTCAGGAATTCAGAATAATGTTCCATGTGGAACAATGCTAGGGGTTTCTGACGAAGTAGCCCGTGAAATCCTGGCGCTTGAGGAGGCTCAGCGCCGGTTAACGGTTCGTGAGCGGGCGCAGGAGGACTTTTTGACCTTTGTACGCCATGTGTACGGGGGTTTTATCCAGAGCACCCATCATAAAAAAATAGCCGCGCAGTTTGAGCGGTTGGCCGTGAACAACGGCTCCCGGATCATTATCAACTTGCCCCCCCGGCACACCAAGTCCGAGTTTGCCAGTTACCTGCTGCCGGCATGGCTTATTGGACGCAATCCCGCATTAAAAATCATTCAGACCACGCACACGGCGGAACTGGCGGTACGGTTTGGCCGTAAGGTTCGTAACTTAATGGAGCAGCAGGAATATAAGGACATTTTTCCAGAGGTGGAATTAAAGGCGGATTCCAAGGCCGCGGGTCGCTGGGACACGGGTCAGGGTGGCGAGTACTACGCGGCGGGGGTAGGGGGCGCTATCACGGGTCGTGGTGCGGATTTACTTATTATCGACGATCCGCATTCTGAGCAGGACGCCTTGTCGGAATCGGCCCTGGACAACGCTTACGAGTGGTACACCTCCGGTCCTCGCCAGCGGCTGCAGCCCGGCGGGTCCATCGTCATCGTAATGACGCGGTGGGGCTTGAAGGATTTAACCGGCAAGCTGGTCCGGGCGCAGGCCACCGACGTACTGGCCGACCAGTGGGAGGTGGTGGAGTTTCCGGCAATATTGCCGAGTGGCAACGTACTGTGGCCGAATTTCTGGAACAAGGACGAGTTGCTGCGGGTCAAGGCATCGCTGTCGCTCAGCAAGTGGAACGCGCAATGGCAGCAAAACCCGACCGCGGAAGAGGGGGCCATTATCAAGAAGGAGTGGTGGAAAACGTGGGAAAAGGACGATGTACCCCCCGTTTCGTACATTATGCAGAGCTACGACACGGCGTTCAGCAAAAAAGAGACCGCGGACTATTCAGCTATTACCACCTGGGGCGTCTTTAAGCCCAACGAGGCGGACCCAGACAATCTTATTTTGATGGGAGCGGAGCGGGGGCGCTGGGACTTCCCGGAACTTAAAGCAAAAGCCCTCGAGGAGTACAAATACTGGGACCCGGACATGGTACTTATCGAGGCCAAGGCCACGGGTACGCCACTGACGGACGAGTTGCGGGCTATAGGGATCCCCGTGGTCAATTACACACCCTCCAAAGGCAGCGACAAACACACGCGGATGCACCTGGTGGCACCCATATTCGAGTCCGGAAAGGTGTGGGCGCCGGATAAACGCTTTTCGGAAGAGGTCATCGACGAATGTGCAGCTTTTCCAAACGGCGACTACGACGACTACTGTGACAGTATGTCCATGGCGCTTATTCGCTATCGCAAAGGCGGCTTTTTGCGCCTGGATAGTGACGAAGAGGACGATATACCCTTGTACAAACCGCAGGCACGTCAATATTACTAAGGAAATCTAATGATACAAGCTCTTATTCCGCAAATAGCACCCATTCTGGGGAATGTACTGGATCGGTTTTTCCCTGATAAGGAGAAAGCGGCACAAGCCCAGCGTGCCATCGAGAGCGCCTTACTGGAAAATGCAGCGCAGATCAATCTGGCGCAAATCGAGGTCAACAAAGTCGAAGCCGCATCCCGCTCCGTGTGGGTAAGCGGATGGCGCCCCTTCATTGGCTGGGTCTGTGGCGTTGCCCTGGCATGGCATTTCGTTGGGGTGCCGGTCACTATATTTTTTATTGCGTGGGCCGGAGCGGAAGTGCCGGAACTTCCAGCTTTTGACATGAACAGCCTGATGACGGTTTTGATGGGGATGCTGGGCCTTGGTGGACTTCGCACGTTTGAGAAAATGAAGGGTCTTACTCAGTAATGCTTGACACCTAAATCGATCCAAATTTCGCGCTGCCATGCAAAAGATTGGATTACGCACGCCAGAGTCATTCATCGCGCACTCGATGGCCGAAGCCGAAGACGCACAACGGAAAATTGGCTTTCCCATCATTATTCGCCCCTCGTTTACGATGGGCGGTAGCGGTGGTGGGGTGGCCTTCAATCGCGGCGAGTTCAGTGATATCTGTGAGCGCGGGCTCGATGCTTCGCCGACAACGGAGATCCTGCTCGTTGGACAAAAATTAGAAGCGTTTCCTAAATAGAGATATTTCATTTAGACTTAGGGGGCTTATGCCACCCTTTTTGAGGAGTGTTTGAATGGCTGAAGGGCGACCGTCTTTAATGGATGCAGTCATACCGGCGCAGGGCATGCCGCTGGGGGGATTGGGCGACGAAGAGATCGAAGTCGAAGAGATCCAAGAACCGACCGGCATGCTAGAACAGGACGATGGGTCTGTTCTTGTAAACTTTGAAGAGATCATCCAGGAACAGATGCTGGCTGACCAGGATGCCAATCTGGCAGAGCTGCTTGACGAACGTGTTCTGATGGAAATCTCTGATGAGTTGCTGGGGTACTACGAGGAAGATAAGGCCAGTCGCCAGGAGTGGGTAGACACATATAGTGACGGACTTGGTCTGCTTGGTATCAAGTACGAAGACCGAGAAGAACCTTTTCGTGGTTCGAGTGGCGTCACTCATCCTTTAATTGCAGAAGCCGTCACGCAATTCCAGGCGCAAGCTTACAAGGAGCTTCTTCCCAGTTCTGGTCCGGTGCGGACACAAATCGTAGGGGCGACCAATCCCCAGGTTGAAGACCAGGCCCAGCGCGTCAAGGAATTTATGAATTACCAGGTCATGCACGTCATGGACGAGTACGATCCGGAAACCGACCGTTTGTTGTTTTATTTGCCGCTGGCCGGCAGTGCTTTCAAGAAAGTTTATTTTGACGACATCTTAGATCGCGCAGTAGCGCGGTTCGTGCCGGCGGATGATTTAGTTGTTCCTTACAACGCTTCCGACTTGTCTTCTGCTGCGCGGATTATTCATGTCATTCGCATGAACGGTAATGACATCAAAAAATTCCAGGCAGGTGGTTTCTATCGAGACATCGACCTGCAGCCTTTTGAAGAAGACAACGAGCTTGTTGCCAAAGAACGCGAACTGTCCGGTATCGAGAAAACGACCGACGATATGGACTGTACGCTTCTTGAGATACATACCGATTTGGATCTACCGGGGTTTGAGCATGTAAGCCCCTTGGACAATGAGCCTACCGGCATCAAGCTTCCCTACATCATTACCATTGATGAAGGCAGCACCAAGGTGTTGTCGGTCAGGCGTAACTGGCGTGAAGGTGACGAGTATTACCGCAAGCAACAATACTTCACGCACTACAAATTTCTCCCAGGTCTGGGGTTTTATGGCTTTGGTCTGTTGCACATGATTGGTGGACTGGGGCGCTCTGCCACTTCGATTTTGAGGCAGCTTATTGATGCAGGGACTCTGGCTAATCTTCCGGCTGGTTTTAAGGCGCGTGGTATTCGCATACGCGATGCTGACGAGCCGCTTTCTCCTGGCGAATTTCGAGATATTGACGTACCGGGAGGCAAGCTTGCTGAAAGTATTTTGCCGCTTCCTTACAAGGAACCCAGTCAAACACTAATGCAGTTGCTGGGCTTTGTGGTGGATGCGGGTCGTCGCTTTGCGGCGATTACCGATATACAGGTTGGCGACGGCAATCAGCAAGCTGCCGTGGGCACTACGGTTGCGCTATTGGAGCGTGGCTCCAAGGTCATGTCTGCCATTCATAAACGGTTGCACTTTGCACAGAAAATTGAATTTAAGATGCTGGCTCGTGTTTTTGCTGAGTCACTGCCTCCGGTTTATCCCTACAGCGTATGGGGTGCCGATTCTTCTATAAAGCAGGCGGATTTTGATGAGCGTGTCGATATT